ATATGTCGTTGTTTATAAAAGTTATGCAAAGGTACGAAACTTTTTTCAATTTGTCAAGTATTTTGCAAAATATTTTTTTTTTAGTGTCGTAGAAGCCTATCTCCTTCTCTATGCTGATTGCACCTTAGACCCACTTACGAAGTAGGCGACCTAATTTTAATCTCATTTTACGAAATGTGATTAGTATAAATATTCGTTTAAGAGGATTCGGCACCTCAAAAAACATTGGTGCAGGTAGTTTAAGATTTTACTCTCAGCACTCTAACTTTGGGCCGTCTTACACTTTGTAAAGTGTATTTTGCGCACCAAATGTTTTGCCTTTCTTGACAAACGAATTTTAATTGTTTATTTAATACAAAGGTACGAAACCTTTTTTAATTTTCCAAACCTTTATCAGATTTTTTTTCTGATTTTTTTGGTCTACCTCTTCTTTTCTTTGGAGGATTCATAAGGTCACGAATTTCAGCAGCCTTTAAATAATCCTCATTTGCAATAGCTTCATCCAATTGTTCTTGCAGTGATTTGATTTCTACCGTAACTGATTTGGTAGGAACAATTGGTTGGTCGGTTACAACCACCTTTACAATATCTCCTTGTGGTGTATGCCAAATTCTTTTTTCAAAGAATAGTTTACCATCTGAAAAGGTTTCTATACTATCTGGTTTACCTAAGCTATTATCCATTTGCTTTTCCAAGTCTTCATCAATTCCATTTGACATGTCAAAGTTATTTAACACATCCATCATTTTTTTGATTTCATCTCTCATTCTATCAGCATGATTTTGCGGATTGAATGGTTTTCTATTGAAAAACTCATTAAATAAATCGTCAAAACTTCTATCCATGTTTTTTTACTTTTTGTTTTATAATGTTATGTGTATTTTTCGCATGATAAGAAAACGCTTTTATTGGGTTTATATTATATAAGTACATGAACATAACAAAAAATATGCCAGTAAATACGTACATAAAGCTCATTGTCATCCAATAATCATGTGTTATAGAATTGATTGCGTAAACCACGATATCATAACCCAGTGGGTTTAAAAATAAAGCTATTGTTATGAACCAATTTCCTATGACTACTTTACCTGTTTTAAAGAAGAGATAAGATAGTCCAAAGAATAGGGCCGCAAACGCATATAACACGTACATTGTGTACCAATAGTCGTTGGTTAATTGTGTCAACTTGTACACCAAAATATCGAACCCAAAAGGGTTTAGGAAGGTCGCCATTGTTAAGCAAACTGTCCCCATCATCTTTCTGTTTATCACCGTCCATTCTTTTGTGTTTGAGTTCAACAAGCTATACCATATTAGCTTGTTCTTATTAGTTTTCCTAGTATAAGCAGAACAACCCAATGTTCTACTTACAAATTGTTACTTTGTTACAGCTGTATCCACAGTTGCACATGTGTCAACAACAGCGGTAGTTGTGTCAACTGTTACTACGGTTGTATCAACAGTTGAAACTTCAGCTTCAGTAGCTTTGGTACCACAAGAAGCTAATACTAACACAAATGCTGCAACGAAAGCAAAAAATACTTTTTTCATTGTTTGTCTTTTTTTAGTTTTGGTTATTGCGCGATGGCATCTATAAATATGAATTGAAATACAAATATAATACTTTTAACTCTAAACGTCAAGTTATTTATCGAAATTATTCTGATAAATACAGATGTGGCTATATAAATTAAAAATCATGAACGTAATAATAAATCTCTGATGTCGTTATACACAGCTCTATGTGAATCATTATACTCAGTCCAAGCTAACCCCATAGCTTTCAAGTCGTAATGCTTAACCACGGTACTATAATCGGTAGTTCCTTCTGGGAAACCGATGATATAGATACTATCAGCCAATTCAATAGCCAACTTTATATCGTGAGTTGAAAAAATAATCGTATTATACTCATTATCGTTTTGAATACGATTAAATGATTCTTTTACTTTTTCAATGTTGCCCACATCCAAACCAGAAAATGGTTCATCAAAAATCATAAAATGCTTTGATGAAAGAATTTGTTCTATAATCGCAGTTCTTTGTCTCTGACCACCAGACAACTCACAAGAGAATTTTTTACGATGTTCGGCCAAACCCCATTCTTGTAGGTATTTGGTAATGATTTCTTCTTTTTCAGCCTTTGTTTTTGTTGATTTACGCATTGCGTAATGGCAAATGTCTTCAACAGTCTTGTGTCTGAAAAGCGTGTATTTTTGGTCCACAAATCCCACGTCACCTTCTTCCACTATCTTTGCGTCAGTATTATCAGTTGTTCGCAAATCAGTTATCAGTATTTGACCACTGGTTGGTTTTATCAAGCCTGTCAAAGCTTTAAATAGGGTTGATTTACCTCTACCAGAACGACCAATGAATGCGATTACTTGTCCAGTTGATTCATGACCATCCCTAACTACGTTTTTCTCTATTATTGAAACGTCTTTAAGGATTGATTTTTCACCATAACCGATTGATACCTTATCAAGGTATAAAATCGTATCTAATTCTTTGTATTGTGTCATGTTACTCTTCGTCTTCGTTATAAATGTATGATTTGTTTATTTTTTAAAAGTTTGAATATCTGAAAATTAATTTACGAAGTTTGGTTATTACCCAATCAAAGCTAACACCCAATAAAATGATAATAACTTGAATAGCGATTACCTTCCCATTATCACCCAATTTGTCGTTGTTCTTGATAAGGAATCCTAAACCGCCAGCGGCCACAAGAATAGACTCAACGGTTACTAACATCATCCATACAATTGCCAAGTTTTGACGAACAAGTTCAAATACATAGTCCAAACGTCCTTTGATTACAACTTCCCACAGGATTTCCCAACGGTTACAACCCAATGTTCTTGCATGTGAAAATTCTTCTTCTGGTATATCGAATATCATTTGAATAAGAGAGGTGGTTAAGAAAGTAGTCATGAAAACAACAAGCACCCAAATTTGTATATCACGGGCACCTTGAATTAAAATTGCTATGTAGAAAGCAATACCTGTTAATGGCAAATAGCGAAGCTTTGATATGAAATTGCCGATTGGCTTAAAGAAAGGAATTGTTGATGAATAAGCAAATACCAATGAAATGAATATTGATATGATTACCGCTTGAGTGCAAAGCCAGATAGAACTAAATATGTGAACAACAAGACCTTCATTCCACAGGTCAACAAATCCTGTTCCGACTTGTTTTGGTGTTGGAAATAAGTGGATGTCGCCAAAACTTGACGCAACCCAAAATCCTATCATTATTAACAACCAACCGACAAATATGGTTGTTTTTTTTGCTGAGGTAATATCCTCAAAAGGTTTAAAAAGCTTTTTCATTCTTTTATATATTGTTTAAACAAAGGTACTAAATAATTTTTACAATACCAAATTTATTAAACAAAAAAACCTCAGCCGAAGCCGAGGTTTTTATTAACAAATGCTGTGTTACTTCAACAACGTGATATCAACACGTCTGTTTTTAGCTTTACCAGAGGCAGTTGAATTATCAGCTATTGGTTCGGTATCTCCACGACCATCAACCAATTGGAAACGGTCTTTAGCGATACCACGGTTTGTCAAGTATTCAACTACTGAGTTGGCACGATTTTTAGATAATCCCATGTTGTTTGCAGAGTTACATTTCACATATAGTTTAACTTTTTAACCAAATGCTTACCATTACAATGTATGAGCCAACCATGATAAGCAGCTATTGATTGTTGGCACCTTCGCTTTTTTAACATACGAGCAAATGCTTGTTTTATAGACTTTCGTAACAGAGTGTGAGTATGAAAGAACACATATCCAACAAAATCTACACCACGTGCCGCAACCAAAAATATTTGATAATTCTCCTTTATTATTAACGCTAACTTTTGGTCAAGATATTCTCTAATTTTAGCTAATATCTCATGTAGTTGTTTCTTACAAAACGAAAATATTACGATATCATCAGCATATCTAAAATAATATTTAACACCTAATACTTCTTTAATCCAATGGTCAAAATATGTGAGGTATAAATTAGCAAAATATTGGCTTGTGTAATTACCTATTGGTATGCCGTCAGTACTATCAATAATTTCATCCAATAACCATAGCAAATCCTTATCTTTAAACTTTCGTCTTATGATTGTTTTTAAGATGTCGTGGTTAATACTTGGATAGAACTTTTTGATGTCTAATTTTAGACAATACTTTGTGTTTGACACATCTTTTAAAGCTAATTTAACGGCATTAGCAGCACCATGTATTCCTCGACCTTTGATACAGCTAAATGTATCAACTGTGAACATAGATACAAGTATTGGTTCCAAAACATTTATTATCGCATGATGAACTATCCTATCTGGATAATATGGTAATGATGATATTATTCTTTCTTTTGGTTCAAAAATCTTAAAGGTGCTATATTTTGAAGTCTTATAAGTTTTATTCACAAGACTTTCATGTATTTTTAAGATGTTTATATCCTGTACTTTATCATGTTTTAGAACACCACGAGTGTTTCTTTTACCTTTTCTGGCTTTGGTGTCAGCTAACAACAAGTTATCTATATCGCATATATTCTTAAAAAGATTTCCTATTCGTTTCATCCTTTGCTGTTAATAATCGTCTTCACTTATGGTTACCAACGCTTATAATTAACAATGTATTTTTCTACCGTGATGGTAAGGTCTGTGCCGTATTTTTAGGCAAGTTGCTGAGGGAACATTCGTATTAGTATTGTTATAATTCACATTGTTATACGAAAAACCACATCGTATCGACACACGACCTGTTTATATCTTATGAATAGTATTCTTTATATTCTTTGTAAGCGATTTTAGATGCATGTTCAGCTAACTCACGAGTTTTAAGACAAAGGGCCGAGGGAACATACGTAGTAGCATTGTGATAATACACATGGTGATACGAAAAACCACCCTTCATTTTCCACCAAATCCAGTATTTATACTCATTTTCGTTTTCCCAATTAGGATACCAGCCATCATTTAAAGCTTTGATAATAACCTTTAACTTCTTAAATGC